GCGCAGCTGACCTCCGAGGCGACCGACCAGATCCCAGACCTGCCAGCCTTCATGTGTGAGCGGACGGTTCAGCCGCGCCGGGCAGTCCGGGCACGGCCCTTGGCAGGCTTGGCAGTATCGCTCGCCCCCGCCGAAGGACCAGTCGGCGAGAGCGCGGAGGCGTTTTTTTCCTGTTCCAGCAGCAGACCCTTCGAGACGTAGCTCAGCTGGAACGCCTCGAAGATCGGCCAGACGTCCAGCAACGCGTCGATGGCGTCGGGGCTGGGGTCGATGGGGGTGCCGTGCGAATCGCCGATGCCGTCCCACGCGAGCACCGCCCGTCGCGCGAGCGCCTTGGCGAAGGCAACCGCGCGTTCCTCGTCGGAGGCGTCCTCCGGCACCGCCTCGACGGCGGGGTCGCTGCGCGTCGCCACCATCAGGGCGGTAGTCAGGGGGCGCAGCTGCAGCCGCACGCCGGGCGCCAGATCATGCCATCGCGGGGCGTTGGTCAGGTCGAGCGTCAGCATTCTCAATACACCTCGATGTCGTTGATCAGGGTTGCGGTGCACATCCGGCCGACGGTGCTGTCGCGCGCGGCCTGCCAGTCGAAGGTGGCCTGCACGCCCTGCGGTCCGGAGATCTCGATCCGCGGGCGCGGCAGGTAGACGGCGTGCACGGTGAAGGTGAAACTTTCGCCCGAGGGGAGGACGTAGGCGAATTCCATCTCGCAGGCCTCGCCGTTGATCGCTTGGTTTACCAGCGTCTGGTCGGCGAAGCGCACCTCGATCCGGCCGGTCAGCGCGGCGATGGACGGGTCCGCCCCGTCGATGCGCCCGTCCGAACGAATGGTTTCGATCCGGTCGAGGTTGTTGGCATAGGTGATCTCGGCCGAGACCACGTTGCCGAGGGCGGTGCCATTCCGGGTGATCGACCCGTTGAAATGGCCGAAACGCTTCGGCTCCAGCGCGGCCGGTGTTCCGGCGTTGGTGGTCGCGCCGACCGTCTCGCCCTGCGCCACCAGCCGCGCCGTCGCGGTCAGCAGCCCCGAGCGCTGCATCTGCCAAATCAGCTGGTCGAGCATGCAGCCCGAGTACATCGCGTAGCGCGGCACCTCCGGCATGCCGGTCTCGATGGCGAGGCTCGGCAGGGTCCAGGCGCCAGACTGGAACTCGTGCGTGAACGGCCCAGGCGCCGTGCCGGTCGTGGCAGGCGGCCCGAAGGCCGCCTTCAGCCAGAACCCGAAGGCCTCGGCGTCAAGCGGCACGACCACATCGCCGTCCGCCGTCACTGCGTCCTTGATCGGCGCCAGCGGGTCGCGGCCGTAGCCGAGAAGCTCGGAGTTCAAGAGCGGTTGCTCCGCGCCGAGCGTGGTGCTGGCGAAGGGCATCCTCGTGAAGCCGCCCGCGGGCGGCGTGCCATAGACGGTCTCGAACGCAAGCGCCATCAGCGCCCGCGCCCCCTGGGCTCGTGCCATAGTGATCTCCTCGGGTTGTTGGGATCAGCCGAGCGGGTCGGCCGAGGTGTAGTGCAGCACCACCGGGATCACGGCCGCCTTCAGGCTCGCCGCACCCTCGACCGGCAGATCAACCGGGCGCGGCGCTTGCGCCTCGACCCAGTCGCAGACCCCGCCCAGCGTTCGGTCAGCGGCGAGCGCCGCGCCGATGCTGGAAGTCAGCATGTCGAAGGCGGCGTCACGGTCGGCGCCATGCACAACCGCCTCGATCTCGGCACGGTGCTGGTAGTGGTAGGCCAGCGGCGAGAGCGTGACCTCGGGCTCCCCAGGCTCGCCGTCGCGCAGGATCAGCAACCCTTTTGCCGGCACGCGCTCGGGCAGCACCTCGCCGCGTAGCGCGGTGGCGGGCAACGCCGAAAGCCGCGCAAGCAGCCTGGCGAGGATGGTTTCGCGTGGGGTCAT